ATTGGATTATAAAAATTATCATCACCTTGCCAACTAATAACACATGGATCAGCTCCAGCAACTATTGGCAAAACAGAGCCAGAATAATTGTCTTTTAATATTTCTATTTTTTTGCCATTTTCCAAATCATCAGAAAATTCCAATCTGTATTTTACACCATACGCCATTATGTAATTCTATTTCTTTGTTTGTTTGCTCTTTGTAATGCCACTACTAGATCTTGACCTTTTAAAGTAAATGATCCGCCTACTTGTACCGACTGGCCACCTTTATTATCAATCATGCCTTTTAATTTATCTAATGGAGCAATCACCTCTGGATTGCTTCTAGCTCCAGGATATTCACCCATTAACCCCATTGTTGGTGTTGATACAATACCACCAGCGGCAAATTTCTTTGGTTTTTCAACTTTACTAAATGCACCTTTTACAGCAACAGCGGCACCAGCTAATAATGCTGGTAAAACAAATGCCGCGGCTGGGCCAAATCCTTTTGCTGTTTGTCCAGCGGCTTCCATACCAGATCCCATTGTACCAGCTAATGATGCACCTATTGATGTCATTGCCGATTGTATTAAAACACCAGCAAATGTACCCAATGCACTTTCGCCCATACCTAGTGATTCAGTAATTGATGAACCCATACTAGCAAATGCACCTTCAACTGCTTGGCCCATTTGCAAACCCATATCTTTAAATTGCTGTAATTTTGCCTTACGCCTATCCAAATCAGCTTGCATTAATGCTGTTGATTTTGTCAATTCAGTTTGCATTAATATATTACCTTCTTTTGCTCCCATTGCTAATTGAGTAACTGGATCCATGCCTACACTTGCAACACCAACACTACTAATTTCAGAAACTGTGCTAACTTTTTTTCTTTTTTTACCACCACCAGTATCACCAGATTTTGGTGCATTACCTAAATTTTGTAGTGATTCTAATAATTTTACATTTGCTTTTATTTGTTCATTCGTTGCATCGGTGTCCTCAATAGTTTCCTCTTTTAATTTTTTTTGTGCTTCGGCTTGACTAGCTAATTGTAGTGATGCAAATTTTGAAAATGAACCACCAGATTTAATAATGTTTTTAAAAGTTTCCCACTTACTAATTAAGGGTGCCATTTTATTTGCCATAGTAACTAAAAAACCAGTTAAGGCAACAACAGCGGTTGCAACAGCAACAAATGGATTAGCCATCATTGCAATAGTTAATTTTATAAAACCACCTTTTAAAATTACTAATCCAGCACTTAATGCTGTAAAACCAGTTGACATAACACCAACAACAGAAATCATTGAACCTACTGCTAATAATATTGGCCCAATTGCTGTAATAAGTAAACCAAATCCAATTATAATTTTTTGTGTTGTACCATCTAATTCATTAAATTTATTAAACAAATTTGTTATAAATCCAGCAAATGTTTCAATGACTGGCAATAAATTTTGTAATAATATTTCGCCCATTTTTGCAAATGATTCTTTAGTTGCATTTAAAGATTTATTTAATCGACCAGATAGTGATTTTTCATATTCATCAAATGCATTTTGAGTATCACCTAAAACATTTTCCATTTTGCCAAATATCTCAGTCGTTGAATCTATACCTTTTCCAAGTAAATCCATAACCCCCATTAATGCCCTAGAGTTACCAAATACTTTTGCTTGAGCATCTGCATTTTGTCCAAACTCTTCTTTTAAAAGCATTAAGGTTGCCAATAAACCCTCTTCGGATATTTTTGCCTTTAACGCTGATGCACTTAAACCCATCTCAGCTAATGTATCAGCCGCTTCCTTTGATGGCTTGTTAATAGACATTAATATGTTTTTTAACTGCATGGATGCAGTTGCCGCATTTGTACCAGTTCTTGACATTGCCGCCATAGTTGCACCAACCTCATTAAATGTAACACCCATATTGGATGCAATTGGTATAACTTGGCCAATAGATCCAGCCAATTCCTCACTAGACAATTTACCCTCTCTAACAGCCGCTACCAAAACATCTGTTGCCGCACTAGCTGATAATGTATCTGAGCCATAAGCGTTCATTGCTGATGTTGCCGCATCTGCAACTTGGGTAACATCACCTAATCCAACCGCACTAGCTTTCAAAGATGCATTTAAAACATCCATTGCCTCGGATCCACTTAAACCAGCCGATGTAATAAAGAATAAAGCATCAGCCGCTTCCTTACTACTTTTACCAGTAGCAATTGCCATTTGTCTGGCTTGATCGCCCATTTTATCAACCTCATCACCAGCAATACCCACCAATGATTTTATTTTAGTCATTGACTTGTCAAAATCGGCACCCATTTTTATAGCAACCCCACCAGCAATAGCCAAAGGAACTGAAAACCTAGACATTTTAGAACCAATATCTGTAACACTTTGGCCAAACTTTTTAAGTTTAGATCCAGCACTATTTAATGAACTTGTTAATTTTGAGGAATCACCAATTAGTTGTACTCTTAATTTACTATCTGCCATCTAATGTAATTTTATTCAAAAATACAAAAAAATAACCCACCTATTTAGATGATTTTTTTGATGCAATTATTTTTTGAAAATTCTCTAATTCTAATTTTGTTGATTTTGGTTTGCCTTTTTGTAAATAAACATCTTGAGGCAAAGGAAATAATTTTTCTGGTGTAATCATTTGCCCTCTTTTATTACAATTTACATTGTATAACATGGATGAAATATATCTGACTTGTTCCCATTGTATATTAGATTGTATCATGTGGGATTCACCAATTAAATGATTTTCTTTCCATGTGTTTTTCCAGAAATTATCTGGATTAATCCCAGCTTGTCCAATGTAATAATCCAACAAACTATCCCAAGTTAGCTGGGTATTTACTTTCCCTCTTTTGTAGGTTTTGAGGTTTTTTTAATATTTCTAGCAACACCCATATTAAGATCATTGCCTAAAATCCTGGATTCCATCATTGCATTTACAACATCATTTAATTTGTCTGAATCAAAATCTTCAAGCCACATTCCAACTTTAAATTCATTATAATCAATATCGTTGCCTTGTTCTTGATCATGAGCTAATAAGCCAGAATAAATTAAAGCTCTAATGCCTTTTATTGACATACCACCAACAAAAATATCACCAATTTTATCTAGTGATATATTCATTTGCTCAGTAAAGTTGCTCCAGAAATTCATAGAAAAATGCATAGTTCGCATTTTGCCACCTAGTTTTAGGGTGTAATACCCTCGTTTCTTGTTTGCCATTATATATAGATTTATGGGATTAGTTCCTTAAGCTAATCCCAGTTTATAAATTTAGTTGTATTATGATTTTGCAATTGCTCCAGTAATGGTAATTGATCCAGAATATGTTACTGGTGATTCCATTTCAGCACTCATTTCAACACTAGATAAAAAACCAGATCCACTATAAACAGCATCACCACTTTCAGCAGTTCCAAATGTCCAGTTTATTTTAGTTCTAGCAATTAAAAGATCTGCGGCTTCTATCGCATTATTTGCATCATCATAAGCAACCAAACCTTCAAAACTGATTTCACCACTTTTAACACCAGCAATAACCTCTTGAAAACCAGCACTATCCTTTGTTGTTGCTTCTGGCAAATCATTAGAAAGTGAAAGCGAACAAGATGTTGAATGTCCTATTGCAACAGCCGAACTAGATCCAGCGGCAAATTTTAAAAGTAAATTAGTTCCATTAAAAACTCCAGTAGTAGCCATAATAATATATTTTAATAATTAATTTTAAACAAATATACAAAATAAAAAATTATACATCTTCCCAGTTTGTGGCCAAATCTTCCCACTTACTAAATACATTTTCCCAAGTTAAACCAGCACTTGGATCTGTTACAGTTACAACACCAGTTAAATTTATTTTTACATTAAAAGTTGTTGCATTTTCAAACTCGGCTGTTTCATCAACTGATTCAATAAACCCATCACCCCTTACAATTAATTTAGGGTTTACAGCATCTTTAAAAATAAATATTGCTTTTTGCCGAGTTATAATCATGTCGGCCAATTCATTAAATGTTAATGTATTGCTGTAATTTGTTAAACCCTCGCAAGTTAGTTCACCAGATTTAACGCCTGGCATAACTTCACTCCAACCACCAGATGCCTTTGTTGTTGCATCTGGTAAATCTAAATTAATGTTAAAAGTTGTATTTGTTGAATGTCCTAATACTGTATTGTCTTTTAATAATAAAAAGCTAGTAGCATTAAGAATAGCCATGATTTATTCTTGTTCTGGTATTATTTCGTATTCGCCAGATTGTAAATTAATATTTATTTTACCATATTTTTTCTCAAGCTCAATTGTCATGTCATTTTGTTTTTTTTCTAATTCATCTATTTTATTATGTAAATTAGATTCTTGAATTGGCATAACTTTTAATGCTCTCGAAATTTGCCCTAGATTAAGGGTAGCATTAGTTAATTCGTTTCTGTTTTCTTGTAGATCTTTTAATTCTTTTTCCTCTAGTTTGCTCATTATTATTTATTTATTAATTATTTAATGGATTATCCCAATCTGGTTTTAAAAATTCATCAATTGGGTTTTTTTGTAATTCTATTGCTTCGCTCAAACTTTGTTTCATTTTATCAACATCTAATTTATTATGTAACCATGAAACAACATCCTCTTTTTTTAAATCTTTATATTGTATAAATGGTTTTTCTTTGTCATAAAAAACGCTAGTCGTGCCGATTGAACTTATTGATATTTTTGGATCTGAATCATCCTCAGCAATAAAACTCCAATGTATATTATAAATTACATTATCTAAATCATCCTCTTTTATTTTTGCATCTAATTGATTTATAATCCAAGTATAAGTATTTGCCATAATATTAATTTTTTTACAAATTTAAACATTTATTTTAACAATTGCCAACGCCAATAATTGCTCCTTCATTATTAACTTGCATCCATTTACCAGTTGGTGATGGAAAATTATCGTTACTGTAAATTGCATAATAACCAGCCGCAACAGTTGTTGATCCGCTTATTGTAGTATAAGCATAATAAATACCAGTACCACTATCTGGCACCAAATTATTTGTATCAGTATGAAAATAAGTTGTACCGCTAGGTATTCCAGCACTACAAGCATTTGAGCTAGATGATGAACTATAAATAAACTGAAACGCTGTTCTTGTTACGTTTTGGTTATATTCACTAAACTCCGCAAAACTTAATGGATTTTGACCATCTGGGCGGTTGTTTATTGGATTTAAAGTGTTTACTGCTGGATATGAATTACCAGAACCACTAGCATTGCCGCCAGTTACTCTCTGTAAATCACTCATATAAATTGGATTAGTTATACTAAAACTAGAGGTATAACCAGCACCAGTTCGTTCCCTGGCTGTTTTAAGCATTGTAATTTCATCATTTGCAACATTTGGACAAGCCATAATTTATTTTTTAAGTTCTTTAATTTCTTGTTTTAAGTTGTCAACCTCTGCTTTAAGTTCTTTAATAGCTTCTATAAAAACACCAGCCATATTACCATAGGCAACCGAATACATATCATTATTATCTTTTTTAACAACCTCTGGCAATACTTTTAAAACTTCTTGAGCAATTACACCAACCTTAGTTGATTTATCATCAATATCTTTTCTGGTATATGTTACGCCTCTTAATTTTGTAACTGTATTTAATGCATTATCTACTGTTTTAATGTTTTCTTTAACTCTTTTATCTGAAAATGCAATAACATCGCTTGTTGCCCTAATAGTACCAGTTACATCTAATTGATAACTAGGGGTGCAATTAATACCAACTAACCCATTACTTAAAATGTTTAATCTATCAGTGCCACTCGTAAATAAAGAAAATCGGTGTCCACTTTCTGTGCCTATACTACCAAATGCCGCTGAACTGTGGCCATACATTCCAATATTAACATCACTAGATGCACCACCAGTAAACCTAGATATAAAACCATTTGCATTATTATAAACATGAAATTTTCTAGCTGGTGACTCAATACCAATTCCAACATTTTGGTTTCGATCAACTGTCATTGTCCTTACCGATGTGCCTTGAGTAGATGATGAACTTGGCCCAGCATCTGTCCAGAAACTAATTTGACCACCATGTTCGGCACTATTTTTTACCTCAAACTTTATTGCTGATGCGTAACTAGTATCAGTATCAGTATATGAAAACTCAATGTTTCTGGATGAACCACTTGTAAAACCAGTTCCAATACCAGTTAATAATATACCATCTGCATTTGTAGCACTTGAAATTTCTAGTTTCTTTGCTGGGGATGAATTATTTATACCTACGTTGCCATATGCATTTAAAACCAACACATTAGCTACGCCATTAGTTCTAAAATCCATAACACCAGTATCTCGTGTATAACGTATTCTACCTTCGTATTGACCAGCACCAGTGTTAGCACTTGCGAAAGTTAGAGCGGCTTGAGCTGAATTACCTTGCCATAATGTTATATGCGGTGAAACTCCACTTGTTCCCTTACCTATAACTAATGATGCGGTTGTACTACCACCACCACTAAAACTATCAGGTGAACTATTGTTAATTCCAACTGCACCAGCAGAAACTATCCGCATTTTTTCACTAGTACCACCAGAACCAAAAATTAAATTATTACTTGCTGTTAATCCTATATCACTCGTTGTACCTCCAGTTATAGTTTGGTTTGCAATTCCTAAATAACCCTTTAAAGAATTGTTATGTTTTAACGCCATATATGCACCATCACTTTTATTTAAAAATAATCCTCCATTAGATACCTCTACGTTTCCAAATGTATCAATAAACATTCTTGTAGTCGTGGTTTGGGTTGTGCCGCTGGTGGTTGCATTTTTAAAATATATTTTCCCATCTACTAAAATTATAGATGAACCCATTACATCACTTGTAATAGCTTGAAAAACTCCTGATGTATTTAAATAAGTATTTTGACATATTGCTATTTCATCATCTGTACCATAAGCTGCAATTTGACTTGATTGTCCTATTTGCAACACCTTCCATCCACCACCAGAAGCAGTATAAGTATCTGGTGGTATTGCTGTTGTTGCGATGCCTACGTTACCAGATGAATTTATTATCATATTTATATTACCACTACTACCAAGTTCTAAGGTATCTGTTGGATGTTGATATCTAACTTGTCCTCGAATATTTGAACCAGCATCACCAAAACTAATACCAGTTTGACCAGTACCAAAAATAGTTATTCCAGTATTTGTGGTATCTGTTGAGCCAAAAACTGCATCTCTATAAACTGAACTAGCTGATCCAGATGGTGTCGTATCGCTATATGAAAATGTTGATGAGCCACCGACCACCTCTAATGTACTGCCTGGTGAAATTGTATTTATACCAACTCTATTATTAGTAAAATCAACAGTTAATGTATCGGTACTTCTATATGAATTACCTCTAAATGAAAATTTATCATTAGTGCCAACACCTTCGCCAATAGTAAAAAATCTTCCAGTTGTTGAGTTTGTAAATCTTATATTAGCTCCATTAGCTTGAGTTAAACTCAATAGAGCTTGTGGTAATGCTGTACCAATACCAACTCGAGCATTACCCATTACAGTCAAAGCATTTGAATTACTACCGCTGTTAACTCTAAAAGCATAAGCACCAGCATTTGTTGTGGCTGTTTGAACATTAATACCATGTGCATTGGCACCACTATTAGAATTATAAAAATAAGCTGAATAAACATTATTTGCATCTTCTCTAACATCTAGTTTTGATGTTGGATCCGTTGTATTGATCCCAATCATCCCATTATTTTTTATATAAAATCTATCAGAGTTATGGTATTCATCTCTTATTTTAAAATAACCATTAGCACCTTGTGATAATAAACCAAATGCCTCTGCTGTATTTCCTTCCCCTATATAAAATCCACCAGCAACATTACTAGCAACTCTCGATCTTATATTCCCAGCAACATCCAGTTGTGCATCTGGATTTAATGTATTAATACCAATTTGACCAGTATTTGTTATATTTAATCT